TTTTTCTCTTTACTTATTTTTTTAAAAACGGTATTCTTATTTTACTTCCTTTTTAGTGCCTCCAGCAGTAGAATAAGTCTTAACTATATTATCTGGTTTATTTTTAAAATGCTTTTGCATTACTTCTATATTTCTAGGGTCATCGTCACTAAAACCTATTGTTGGTTCTGCTGGAATAAATTTATTACCTATATCATTTTTTAAGTAAGCTCTTTTATTTAGAACTGCTGCCATCCCTTTAATATAACTCACAAAATCTTCCATTGCACGGACCTTCGCCTCTTCAGGATTTTGAGCCCCCTTATCGTCCCCAAAAGAAACGGGGTGGTATTTGTTAAGTTCTAAATATGACTTGATTAATTCATCGTCGCTCATTTCGTCTTCACCAACAAACGACCTATATTTTTTTAAATTTTTAATCAACTCTTCTTTGTCAATACCATTAAACCCTTCTATAATATAATTGTAGACAGCTTCTTTTAAAGTGCTTGGGTTATGACCTCTCGCAGTAATGATTGAAAAAATTGACCCGTTATTAATAGCCTCTCTAAAATCATCAAAAGCTGGACCAGTTTTGGCTCTCATTGCATCCACTAAAAAATCTTTATCTCCCTCGGTTCTAAAATTTCTAAAAGGATTTTCTCCAAACCCTACAATCATTTTACCCTTATATTCAAAAGGTTCTTTTCCAATATGATGTCTATGTTCCGCAAAATCATCAGTAGACATTCCAACTTCATCTCCGTCCTCATCTTTTACAATAATTTTTGTAGGCATGTGGACAATATTGTCGTCCCAATCGAACGCATAATATTTTAAATCTGGTGAACCCTCACCCTTAAACCCTTCTGTAAACTCTTTTCTCATTTGGCTAAAGGGGGGAATTAATCCCCCCGTTAATTATTATTAGATATTTTCAAACGAAGCTCCTGTTGGAGTGATGAAGAATTCGATGTCGATGAATTCTAACGCCTTCGTTGGTTTTAAGTATATCTTACCTGTTAATGTGTTTCTATCTAAGTCTTCAGGTGTTGAAGAAACTGTTACACGGAAATCGTATAAACCTCTGTCTCTTCTGATTGAGTCTAAGATAGGGTTAACACTATCCAAGAATTGTTGTCTAACGATTTGGTCGTTTTGTTCGAACAATAATCTTACCGCTACCGCTGAAATCAACTTACGAGCTTGAAGTAATAATCTTCTTACGTTCAATCTGTTAAGTGCTGTGTCAGCAACTTGTAACGTTTTGTTACCCCAAATTACAGTTCCTACATCAGAGAAAGTTGCGATAGGGTTGATTCTACCTTGGTACAATGTGTCTCTATCTTCTTGAGTTAATTTAACTCTCGCTTTGATTGAGTTTACAAGACCTCTTGTGTAACCCGCTGATGCGAACCATGGGAATGCAATGTTATCTGTTAACGCTAAGTTTCTACAAACTTCACCTGTTGGAGGTAAGTAGATTTGTGTATTGTTTACAGTATCTCTTACTAAAATCCATGGGTAGTAAGTCGCCGTATAGTTAGAATCAATTCCTGTGTTATCTAAGTTATCAACCGCCTCTTGTGGGTAGATGATATCTAATGAGTTTGTTCCATCAGGAGTAAACATTAGGTAATCAGGAGTTGTTGCGATATACACAGAATCAGCTCTTGAGTATTGTACCATGTCGATAGCCTCCTCAACAAGGTTTGAGTTATTTACATAATCAATTGCTGAAGTTGCGAATACGTTAATGTTAGTTGACTCGGGGTTAGCAAATGTTAAGATACCAAGTAAGTAAGCGTAATAGTCAGTGTTTGCAAAATCTTGAGTATTGTTTTGAACAACGATTCTCTTGAATAAACCTTGACCTGTCGCTGTTGGGTATCTTGCTGATACAGAAGCTCCCGCTAAATAACCTGTAGAACCTAATTGGAATCTATCTAAGTTTGTTCTTGATTCTCTATAAATGTCCCAACCATCAAATCCACCCGCAAAACATACTGTGTATTTTCTTGAGTAAATAAAGTAGTAAGGGTTTTCTTGTGTTTCTGGGTCTCTTGTAAAGTTAGCAACGCCACATTCAAAAGCAGTTTCACCACTTGTTAAGAATGAGTTTGATATTGTACAAACAGTTGCACCTGAGTCCATGTGGAAACCTTTACTTAAGTAATTCCAAGGTGTTCCGTCTACAGGTAAAGCTGATGCCACCCAGTTAGATGGATTTTGTGTTCCTTTATATTGTAAGAATGAATCATCAATCCCAAATTGACTTGAGAAACCTAAGTAACTTCTTCTTATGATGTCTCCAGCTGATTCGGTTGCATTTGCCGCTGAACCAAATGGAGGGTTGTATATTGTTTCTCCAGGGTAGTAATATTTTGTTTTAAATTGAGGTACTGGTGATGGGTTCAATACTGAAGCATATTCTCTTTGAGTATATCCATAGAATCCACAAGGAATTGCATCAATTGGTGCTTCATCCGCCATCTCAACCATTATATATCTTGATACTAAAGCGTACTCTCCATTAGATGAACCAATTTTCTTAGCCACAAAGTTGTTAGAACCTGGGTCCATATTACAGTTTGTGAATTTCTCAATAACCACAGGGTTAGCGTCAGTGTCAAAGAAATTTCTTACTAAGAATTTGAATAAGTTATAAACCTTATTACCTCTTAATTCTGAAACTAAGAATGGTGTACTTGGTGATTTATATTGTGTTACGTTATAAGCAATAGACTGTGGGTCTTGACTTCTAGCACCTTCAAGTGCAATTAAATCACAACTTAGACCACGAATGTAACCTTGGTTGTAAGCGTAATTTAAAGAACCAGGATAAATTTCTTCAACATATACTGGTACCTCATTTCTTGATTTACCAAAGTTATCAATTCCTAAAACTTTAGTAATATATTTAGATGAAGCTGCAGACATAGAAGTTTCAAAAGAGAAATTATCTCCGTCTTTAGTTACACCTGATAGTAAGAATGTTTCAAATGGTAATTGAGTAACTCCTGAATATTGTTCAGTACAAACCATTTGTAAGTCAGTTAATCCACTAACTTCATAAACAGGACCGTGTAAATCAGTTTCTGTACTATTACTATAAAGAGAGATACCTCTTGAACGTAAAGTCGCAATAACCATATTATTATAATCTGTGTAAGCAGTACCAGAATAAACATATGAGTTACCTGTAATTGTTCCTGTGTAATTACCGTTACCTAAAGACACCAAGTTAGATACTACATAATAAAACGAGTATCCTGAATACGCATTACCTGAAGTAATATCAAAGTTTGCGTAATACCAAGGGTCGTTATTATCAGAACTTAAATCGTTTGATGTTAAATTAACAGATTCAACTCCATACTCATTTACAATATTAGAATATGATAAAGATAAATTATCATAATCGGTTTCAGGGATTGAACCGTACACTACAGCAGTTGTTGCGGATAATGACGGGTCATCCATTACAGAATCCAAATTAGTAGTAAAATCTAAACTTAAAGAAGATGTACTTCCATCAGATAATCTATATTGATTATTTAAATTAACTGTTACAGGTCCAGGTAATGAACCAGACGTGAATATAAATGTATTACCACTTGACGTTCCTGAAAATTCAGCGATAAACGGAGAACCAGTAGATGGATTAGTTCCGATAGTTAGTGGGTCTACGTTTGCCGTTACCTTGATGCTCCAAGACGGACCAGCGTCGTATCCTGACAATCCTAAAATTCTCGTTACGAAAAGTTGATTAGATTGTTGTAGATAAGATTTGGCGATGTACGCCGCTTCGTATTTAGGGATTTGTGTATTAACAAATTTTGTAGGTTCTGTTCCCCCAAAATATGCTTGAAACTCATCGTAATTTGTGATAAATATAGGTTCGAAAGCGGGACCTTTAATTGTTTCCCCTACCAATCCTAATGTAGTTACACCCACACTCTGAGCAACAAATGATAAGTCGGTTTCAGACGTGTATACTCCAGGTGATACATATACCTTTTGATTTACTTGTGTTGCCATTCTTTAAATTATTCTATTGCAGATTTATTTTATTGATAAATATTAGTATCTGAATGAAAAAACTTGACTTTTGAATATCTATTTATA